GTCAAATTGAAGTTTAACTCCTCTTGCTCCTCCAATATTTGAAGACCCTACTTTGAATTTTCCATATTTAGTAGGAAAAGATATTCCTCCACCACTAACTCCAATTCCTTTCCTACGAGCAGCTTCATGTAATAACAATGCTCCAGTAGAAGGAGCTGGAAATCTTTTGAGAGTATCAGCAGCTGTAGCCGCTTGGGACATATAACTCTCCCAAACAGATGAAGGTTCTGAGCGAGAGAAAGTTTCTGCAATATTAGTTCCTAACCCAAATAACCTACCATATAAAGACTCTTCTCCAATAGGAGTTTTTAATCTCAAGTTAGATACACTCATTTGAGATTGCGCTTGTCTATATGGTGCTTTACTTTGTGGCATTAGGCTACTACCCAGCTTTTAGCTCGTTTTTTAGGCTTATACCAGCCTTTTTTAGACTCATTTTTCTTCATATTGGGCGGAAATGCGTGTAATTGTGCATAATAAAGGGTCTCAATTGTATCGTCGTGAGCCATTTTAGGCCCAAAAGTAATGATTTCATTAGTTAAATCAAACATATTTTCTCTTAAATAGACATTACCAGTGCTAAATCTACCGCTTAATCCGCTATAAATCCTATTTCTCTTGTTCATTCCACCTGGTTTCTCTGGAATTACACCTACATTGAACTTATTTTCTATTCTTCTTCTCTCATTCAATGACTGAAATATTGACCTGTTCATGGCAACATCTTCTACTGTACTTGAAACACAGCGATATTTCTCATGCATATCCATAATATAATCAACAACACCTTTTTTCCCAATCATTTCTCCACTGTTATCTCTTGAGCCTACAGTTGGGATACTTCTGTGCCTCTCATACTCCAATACATATAATTTATTATTCGGGTCAACAGCAATAGCCATTATTACTGAGAAGTCCGAGGTCTTTGTATCTATATCAGTAGCAGGGTCACATCCTATGAAAGTATTACATGGGAACTTCTCTCCATCTACATAGATATAATTAAATCCATCCTCATTCTCATAATATCCCTGCCAGTACTTAATATGATTTCTATTCCAGACTGAGTCTTCCTCACTCTGAACTTCCATCATATATTCTTGATAAAACTTCTGACTCTGTCCACTATCGAGGTAAAACTTCTTCTTTTCATCCAGTTTCTCCTTAGAAAAGAATGACGGCCATAATGGAGTGCCGTCTGGAAGTATTGCTTTATAAGTAATGACTTTCCAAGAAAACTTCTCGCCACCCTTAATAGCTTTCTGGTAATTATTAATGAGATTGTTAATAAAGGAATCATAATGTACGGGAGTACCATTAACACGCAACCGACCAGTATGAGGTTCAAGCGCAGGATAAACAACAGCGGTAACCAGATTTGCGTTCTTAGCTCTAGCGTCGGGTGTAATGGTGTTTGCTTCATGCTCAAAATCATCAAGTATGATTAAGTCATATCGCTTATGAAGTTTCGCGCCTCCACGAATACCAGCAACATTACTCTTGGATATTAGCTTGCATCCATTAGATAACTCTATATCTTCTTCTGTCCACTTCCTGCCTTTGAGATTTCCGAAAAAGTACCGAATACTGTCATTAAATTCAAGGTGATGTTTAATATAGTCCATATTTCCAACAGATAGTTTCTGGGTAGCAGATACCCACGCATAGAAATGCATATCATCTTTAGGACAAAAAACGAAGTCTTTTATAATTGAAGCCTTAGTAAGAACAGTTTTACCATGTCCTCTGGGAAGAATGATTCCAAGCTGCTTTACTTCTATATCATCAATAGCATCTGCCATCTCGTAATGAAAAGGAGGGGTTTCACTACGCATAAAATCATCTGGTAGAAAAAGCTTACCAAATGCAATTAAATCCTTATAAGCAAGTTCCAGCTGTTCTTCAGCTTGATTTACGTGAAACTTCTTCTCGTCTTTATTCATTTGAATATAATAGTCAAGCGCTAATTCAGCATTACGCTGTCGTTCCATATAATTGGCAAGAGCATATTCAAGAACTTTAACTCTCTGTATCAATTCTTTTCTTTTAAGCTTCCGTTTAGTTGCTATCATCTTCCCTGTCCCCTGCGTTTTTTCTTATAGTATTTCTTACTGACCTTATTTCCATATTTAGTATTTCTACCTTGACCTTGCCTTGTTCTCTTACCTCTTAACGGCTTTCTATATTCATCACCCATAGAATTTACCTTTAAAAATAGCTTTGCCGTCATAAATACCAACTGAGTCTATCTGGAACCTATCATTATCATATTCTACAATTCCAAATCCCTGCTGCCAATTATACCTAGTTCCACCACCAGGTACAACTCCATCTATCCTTGCAAGAGTCCCAAGAGAAACAGCCTGGTATATTTTAGGTTGACCATGAGACCAAACTGTCTTATGGCCCATTTCAAGTCTATGAACATGACCTTGGATAACACTAATTCTTGGGGAGTCTAACATCTTCATTACGCTTTGGCCACTTTTTGGGCCTACTTTATTTCCGTGTATGCATACTAGATTATCATTTATGTAAAACTCCCCATGTGGATAATTACCAATATATTCAACTCCTATCTTATGGAGTCCCAACATATAAGGGACTGATACAATAGGAGGAACATCTGGTTCATTAGCTGGTTTAATACCATAAGCCTGAATAGTATTCTGAACAATACTGTCAATCATTCTTTTTTCATGGTTCCCCTCTATATAGACCATTTCTTTACAGTATGGTCTTAATTCTTTAATCCAAGAAGCTAACCAATCCAAACTTGGCTGAGTTGTGAAGTAAAACTCTGGAGAACGGACATAATGAGTAGACCAATCTGGTAAATCCAGCATATCACCTAACATTATTATCCTATTTGGCTTTATCTCCTTAATTATTTCAGTTGCAATAGCAATAGCCTTTAAATCATGAAGTGGAGTGAGCTCCCCACTATGAATATCTCTCTTAAATCCGACTTGAGCATCTGGAAGGACTATATCAACATTTAAATTCCTCTTGGGAGTCTTCACATTTAACTTAACATCTCCAACTGTCGCTCCTTGAACAGATGGGAAATCACATTTAACTGGACGCTTCCTCACAAGACTCGCTCTAGCCTGATAATTAGTATGGGTATTCCAGACTATCTTACCATCTACTTCTTCCTTAGCTGAAACATCCCATTGATTTACCTTGAAATTAGTAACTTTCCATTCTTCTTCAGAGACGTTGAACTTTTCTAATAACGTTTGTAACGTTGGGGCTTTGCCGTCTGATACATTATCTGTTATATATACATAATTCAACTCCTCTACCATAGAGGATGTAGATATATTTGAATCACTAAAAAAATCATCAGTATTAGAAAATCCTTTTTTACAGTTATTACATTTGTATCTCTGAACCTCTCCTCTTTTACCATTCTTCTTTACATAATCCGACCCGCATTTAGGACACGTCATCTTCTTCTCCTTTTACTTCTTTTAATTTCGGCCGCTCTGCTTTTTCGAGCTGCTCTGGACTGAAACCTTGGAACATTCCTATAATACCCATCTCTCTGGATTTAATAGTCGTCCCAGCAGTTCCAATTATTTTTGCAAGTTCTTTTGTGGACTGTAATACAATACCATCATCTGAACTGCTATCAGCAAGACACTTTAATTTATTTAATACATACTCGTGGTCTAAACCCATCTCTTTTGCTATGTCCAATACGGACTTCTCTACTTCTTGCATAATTCTTTCCTGTTTTAATAATAACGTCGCTCTTTGTCTGGACTTTAACTCACTATCATTATTGAAAGCGTCCATATAAGCCTTAACTGGCCCCATTCCAACTGCGACATTTGTTGCGAAAATCTTCTCTCTATTGGTAATTCCCTTTCTCTCTTTTACAGTTTTGGGATTCTTTCCAGAGAATGTATACCTATTTGGGTGCTTTGAAAAATCAGTATCCATCTTCACACCCTTCGTTTTTAAGAATGTACCTACAACTGTGCGTACATATCCATCAGCATATTTATAGTTTTTTCTATCGTTTGGATGATTGATTTTGTCTACAACTTTGAGCAGTTGCACGATTCGGCCATCTGCAGATGATACCCAATCTCCCTCTTTTGCTTTTCTCCAGTCAAACCACAGGTTTTCTTCTGGGTGATGTTCCCTCCATTCACCATAATTGTCATATATGTAATGTTTTTTATTTCTTATTTTGCGGTATTCCATTGTCCCTTTTTTTAAAACTATACACCTGTTTATACAAATAATCTATTAAATCATTTACCGCATTTGGTATATAATATACTTCACTATCTATCTCTATTGGACAGCTATCCTCAGAAGAAAGTCTTGATAAAATCTCCTCTTGGGCCTCGAGCGGAAGCCTACTGAGTTCAACCATTCCAAAAGCCACATTAATACAAGAAAACAATTTCGCCAGCCGCTGGGGCTGAAGCATCGCCTTGGTCTCTTGCTCCTTCTGCACTGACCTTTAGAACTGTTCCCGCTGGAATTGCTTTAAAATGCACCCAAGAACCATCAACATATAATTCATAATTCCCAGCTACTCCACAATAGACCGCTCTACATGGGTCTTGGACAGTTGTATTGACTGTTACACTAGTCGCTTTGATATATGGCGCAAGACTTTCCTGCGCTGTAAAATCCATTAGTCCTTTAGGCATTGAAATACTCCATTTTGTTCT